TGGTTTATGTCAGGATTCTGTACCAACTGATCAGCGATCCGACCCGTACGGTCAAGGTCGGTGGCGGGGTCCGAGTTATGACTCAGAGCAGCCCTGGCGTAGTGGACCGTCGAGGTGTTAAGGCCGAGCCTGGCCGCGAGTTGGCCGCTCCTGCGCTGGTCGGTGTCAGGCCCCCCGGTGTAATAGTCCTGGCCGGTGGCGGCATTGGAGCCTCGGTTGTGGGCACGGATATAGGCGTTGTCCAGGTCACGCCCGTAGTTGTGCACGATGTCCTCAAACTTGAGTCCAAGCTTGTCCTCGACGGCAGATTCAGCCTTACTACGGACATCATCGGGCAGGTCCGTATAGTCGGCCTGGCGCTTCATGGCGGTGGGGGTGTGCTGCTGACCCAGGTCCAGGTGAGGCTGGGTGCGCTGCTTCTCCTGCACCGCTGCCCGGGTGGGGAACTGCTCCGGGTCACTCCACTTGGGGTCCAGCCAACCGTGAGCCTCGTAGTCCTCCCTGGTGTACTGCCCCGGCTCCTTGTCGAAGCTGCCCGGCCGCGGTGCTCTGGGATCCGGGGTGCCGGAGCCGTGCGCCATCTTCGCCACGTTCGCCGGCCCAGGAATCTCCCGGTCGTTCACTTCTTCCTCCCCCGCTCGATCCCGCCCAGGAAGAGATCGGCACGGGTGGCCCGCTCATCGTCCCTTCGGGCCTGCTCCTCCACATGACTGGACCCCGGCCTGCTCCAGTGCGGATCCACCAACCAGGACGGGTAGTCCCGAGGCTCCAGGGCGCGGGGGCGGGCTTTCACTTCAGTCGGTTACGACTTCAGGCGCACGTCGTTTCTGGATGCGACCGTTGCGGATCACCTCTTCAAACCTGACCTCCGCTTGGTCAGTAAATGAGCCGTGGGCGAACTCCCCGAGCATGCTTGGGGCGTCGATCCAGGCTGCCGAGCCGACGTGCGCTCTTTCCTGCATCGTCTGCTCCGGGAACTTGAACTGCGTATTCGGGTCTACGTGATTGATCCGCCCCGGAGCGCTGACCATGAACTCGATCATCCCCTGCTGGAAATCGGTGGGGATGTCGGTGTCGGTGGACAAACCTTCCTCAAACCGGAGTGGGCCGCGACCACCGGGCTGGTCCGGTCCCATGGACCGGTCGTATTGGTACGAGCCTCTTTCCGGGAACTGTGGCTCAGGGCCGAGAGACATTGGGCGTTCCTCCCATAGCAGGGTTAGCTACGAGGCTAGGTCCGGTACTCAGGCCCCCCCTGACCACCCAGTACCCTGGGGGTGTGAGTCTTTCCGATGACTGGGCGCACAACACCTCGATGGGCAGAGCCATCGGCCGCACCTACGAGGAGACCAAGCAGCCCGGTACCGGGGCCACCGTGGACCCGCGCACCGGGGAGTCCTTGAGTAAGGGCTGGGCGGTAGCGGTTCCCGGCCATGAGCAACTGGTGCCCTCCGAGCAGTACAGCCCGGAGGCTCTTCGCAGCTACGCCCAGCAGCACCGGGAGGCTCTCAGCCGGCCCGGTCGCCACCTGGGAGTTTGGCACGAACCGGGGGCAGGGGCGTTCCTGGATGTCTCCGAGGTCCATCCCGAGACCTACGAGGGTGGTGTCCGGGCCATCGCCGGGGCCTACCGCGGGGCCGAGGGCCTCCGGGGGCCACGCCACCAGGAGCAGGGGATCTACCGGATGGGCACCGGCCAGACCCTGTACACCCACCCCGGTACTCCCGAGGAACGGCGGGAGACCGGTCAGGCCATGAAGGGGTTACGGAAACAGCAGCCCAGGGCCAAGAAGGTGGCGGACATGCCTACCAAGGCCCTGGGTGCGGCGATCAGGAATCGACGCCCTGCCTAGTTTCCTCGTACAAATGCCGGGCACGCCTGAGAAGCTCCTGCGCCCGAGCGTCCTGCTCCGGGGTCCGGTCCTCCATGCCACGCAGCTTCTGGTATTCAGCCCGCTCGTCGTCGGGCAGGCAACCGAGAATATTCAGGAAAAACCCGTACGCCGGTTTTCGGTAGACCACGGCGTCAGGGTACCGGATTTTTTCTGATTACGCGGTGCGTGCTCTCCGCTGACGAGAACGAACAGCCCTCGCCCGCCGGTTCCCCGAGGCCCAGGGCGTGGCCTGAATCTCCACCTCGGCCACCGTCATCTGCTGGCTCATAATGGTGGCGCATGCCAAAGAGTCGACGTAGTCGTCATGGACACCGACCTCGTTCGGGGCGGCAACAACCAGATGAGCACCTTTGTAGCTCTTCTCCACGTCCACCATCTGCTGGCGAAATCGCCGCCAGGTCTTAGTCTTCCTGGCCCTGGGGTGGGCGGGCCATGACAACAAACCACGTTGCAGTAGCTGCTGGAGATGCTTCCAGCGCATGGACTGGTCCGCGATCTGGGACGACAGTGGTTCCACCTGGATATTCGGAAGCAGTCGCTTCAGCCTATCGGCAGCTACATCGCCAACTCCTTGAGCGTCAACGCCAACGGCCACGATGGAGTAGTTGCTGAAGAAGTCCACGATCCGCCAGTACTGGTCCTCCCACTCCTCCCCGTGCATTTCCAACCAGTTTAGTATCCTATGGTCGTAAAGTCCGAGTTCGTCAGGTCTGTCCCAATCTACCCATAGGACGGTCGCGACCGTAGAATCCATGCGGCGGGCAAAATCGATGCCGGCCACCAGGGGAGACCGCCAGTAGGCCGTGACGATGGGCATGGTGGCGTCCCCAAGCTCGTCCATGCGGGACTCGGTCACCAGCATGCCTCTCTCCAACAACCACTCCAGCCGGTAGTTGAGCCGGAACTCATCGCTGTCCTCCCCGATCCGGGTGGCCTCGCCCCGGATGTAGGCGGCGTAGTTCTTGTTGAACCGGGCGCAATTTTTGGAGGCGTAACCCCAGGCCACGTAGTTACCGGTGGTGGTTTCCAGGGAAATGACCTCACCCACACCGTCGAACTCCATGGACACAATCTCATCAGTCTCACGGGAGAACTTCCCTCTCAGGATCTCCCTGGAGGTGGTGTGAGTGCTGCGTTTGACTGGATTCGTCCAGTTCAGAAAATCAGTCAGGACCTGACGGCCACCTCGCAGGTAGAAGCCGTCATATCGCTCTGTGTATGAGATCCCCAGCTTCTGGAGTGCCTCTCCGACAACCTTGTAGACCTCTGGATTCGCTTCAGGCGACTGGGCAATCCGCATCCCACTGCCCTCACCGTCGTACATCCCACCCAACCAAGCCGCAGTGCGGCCAAGTCCAAGGGGTAGACGAGTCGTCGGTTCTACCACCCGAACTAACTTGCGACCCACCTGAGGCTGGATGAAGTAGTCATCACCCCCCTGAACACGTTGAGCCATGGCATGAGCGTGTCTGCTTCTCCCACTGAGCCACCAGTGATCCCCAGTGCAACGAATGACTGCACCCGACGCCATCGTCAGCCGGTAGATAGGAGCTTGCCGCCGCTGGACCGCAGTCACGATGCCCTTCACCAAGCTTCTCGTATGGTAGATCTTGGTGAAATCGCCAGGTTGTCTCCGGTAGGGAGCGACAGTGTCCTTCACACCCCAGCCAACGACCTCATCCCCAACCTGCACCTGACCTAGCGGCTTGAAGGAGAAGTCCCCCATCCAGATGGGGGCCTCTGGGGTGTTGCAATAATGCCAGTCGAATCTAAAATGATTTTTCTTGCCGCCGCGACGCAGTTCCATACGCCGGTTGTGTTGAATGGTCTGGTAGAACACTCCTTTGATGACATCGGGTGTCCCCGTCATGACCATGGTGGCGAGATAGAAGGCACCCATCGGGGAAATGCTCTTATTGAGCACGTAGGGATCCACCGACTGGGACTCGTCCACGAAGATGACGTGGTAGGACTTGCTCTCGATCTTGGCCCTGGGGTTGGCGGTCTGCATGGCACAGAAGCTCTGGCACTTCTTGAGCTTCACCTTGCGGGAGCCGGGGCGTACTTGGTCATCGATCTCGGGGTCTTCCAGCATCTCCAGGGCGCGTTCCGAGGTCAGGCGATCAACCACCCGCCCGAACAACGTCTCAACTTGCTGTTCGACCGGAGCGAAGCATCCGATCATCACGCCCTTGGCGAACTTCTGGAGGTAGGTCACCTCCTTGAACATGTCGGCTAAGCGCGGTAACAGAATCATCAGGGAGGCGGCGACGTTCGCCACCACCTCGGTTTTCCCGCTCTGGCGACTGAGTTCTCCGGTGATGGTGGCCCCGTCTCCACTAATGACGCTCTCGATGATCCTCCTCCCCAACGCCGCCTGATAGGGGAACATGTCCACCCCGGAGAAGATCACTGTGAACTCCCACACCTTGTCCACAAGCCTGTCCACAAACTGCTGGTCAGCAGGATCCAGGGCCGGCGGCGCATACTGGGCCAGATCCTCGGAGAGGCCGTCCTCCTCGTCGGCGGTTAGCTCCTCGTCCTCCAGAGCCGGGTCATCGATATACGTCAAAAAATCCCCCTTGAAGTTCGTTTGGAGAAGGGTGTAGGTTTTTTCTCAGCGGGTGACAGGCAGGCCACCTGGCTCCTTGCGCCTCTATACGGTCACAGTCGGCGCTGTAGAATATACGGCTAATCACATGCCTCTGCGAGCGCTCACTTGTAGCTACACGGTAGAGAAACATGGTTGTGATTTGATCCCGGAGAGAATCTTTCTTGAGGCTTGACACCACCGTAGCCCGGTGCTTAGGTAGGTGGTTACCGCCGCCCCCTCCGGGGACGACGGCTGGATGACATAGCCGGGAGGGTGAGCGATATGGATGAAGGCTTGGTACAGCCATGCCTGGAACTGGAATGGCCGGAGCACCGTCTACTCCGGTGGATGACAGGAAAGGCCAGGAGGAGAGTGGTCCGGATGGACCGTGATCAGTTAGTGCAGGCGGCGGCAAGAGGAGTGTTTAAATCTCCGCACGCAACACGTAGAGCATCAGAAGCCCTTCAATGCCTTTTCGATGATGATGGTGACTACATCGAGAAGGTAGAGGCTGGTTTCGAGATCCTGATCGAGTGTTCCTGCCAGGAAAAAGGAGAAGATGTGTCTTCTCCCCCGCCGCAGGCGGTAGGAGGAGCTATCGTAATGCGCGAAGCGCATGGAGATGGCGACGACCTCACTAGAAATGAGATCCAATCGCTGTCTACATGTTCTCTATCTGGGGTTAAGTCGGAGTCTGTCCAAAATTCAGTCACCTTGGCGAGGGATTATTTCCCCCAGGTGTTGGAGAGGGCAGGCGTACGGGATGGCTACTCCAACTCCAAGTGGCCTGCCCTGGCCCATCACCTGAACCGGTGGAAAGCAGACGGGATCAACGTCCGCACCCTTCAGTTGATGATGGACATCTTCGGCCAGCACCCGGAATGGTGCCGCCGGTCAGATAAACCGGCCTGGCGGGTCTTCGTGGGACGGCGTGACACGCTGGAGGCCCTGATTATCGCTGAGCGTAACCAGGATCCCGGCAACCGCCGCTTCAGCACCGGCCAGGGCCGGGAGTACTGGCTGGGCCGTCGCACCTCCCGTGCATACTCCCCGGCATGACCACCCGCACCCCGTTGTGGTACCGGGGGGAAGCCTCCCCGGACTTCATGGACTCCGGTCGCCAGGCTTGCATGATCGAGGGCGGCAGGATCAACAACCTGTTCTTCGGTGAGGACATCGAGGCCCTGGCCGGCAGCCAGGCCATCTGTGTGCGCTGTCCGGTGTTCCGGGAATGCACCCGCTGGACCATGTACCTGTCCCGCCTGGGCCTCTTGGAGTTCGGCATCTTCGCCGGCCTGACTCCCGAGGTCCGGGAGCGCCTCAACGCCGGGGTGGATCGGTACTACGACTGGAGACCGGCCTGGAACCGCCGGTACTCCTTGCGGCACCTGGCCGAGCACAAGACCAAACAACTCCGCAAGCAGGGCCGCGGCAAACGCCTCCAGTCCAAGGACAACATGCCCCCCTGTCCGTACTGCCACCAAACCGGGACGATCAGCCTCAACGGGCGCAGCACCAGCCGCTCCCAGCCTGACCGCCAGCGTTACCGCTGCACCGACTGCCACCGGAACTTCCTGGGGGAGGAGGTGTTATGAACAAGCTGTTCCCGCGCTACGCCGACAAGTCCCTGGCCGACTTCCAGATCCTGGACCCCAGCCACGAAGCAGCCCTCCAGACAGTCAAGGATTATCTGAGCCGGCTCTACGAATGCTGCCGCATGGGTATCGGCCTCACCTTCCTGGGACCGGTGGGGGTGGGCAAGACCTACCTGGCCCAGATGGTGCTCAAGGAAGCCCAGGCCCAGGGTCACAGCATCGAGTCCGTCGAGCTATCCACCTACATCGACCTGCACCAGGAGCGGATGATGTTGTCCAGGTCCGATCCCGAGGGTGACGAGATCCAGGTGGTGAACCAGCACATCCGCAAGATCCGGGGCAAGACCGACTTCGTCCTCTTTGATGACATGGGACGTGAGCACGCCGGGGACAGCGGGTGGTCGAACCACATCCTCTACGACACGCTCCGCTTCCGGTCCAATCGCAACCTGCCGTTCCTGATCACTACCAGCCTGCCGATATCACGCCTGGATGATCGATACACCGAAGGGTTCTCCAGCCTGCTGCACGAGGTGACCGAACTGATCGTGATCGAGGGGAAAGACTTCCGGTGCGGGGCGGGCAAATAGGTACCGCGGCCGAGAGCCGGGCCATTTTCATCTGGGAGGGGGCGGTGGCCGTCCTCCCGGATGATCGCATGGTGCGGGCCTGGGAGCGGGTCAAGTGCAACCTGAGCCTCTACGACCAGGCCGTGGGCTACTGGCAGATCCAGGGGCGCATCCTGTCGTTCATGTGGACCCTCATGGCCCGCACCGACCTCCGCATCGACATGTGCGTCACCACCAGGGGGACGGGATTCGCCAGGGCGGTAGCCAATAAGGCCGAGCACCAAAACTGGCCGGTGCGGTACGTCTTTGCCGAAGAGGCCCCCCAGCTTGGCCGCAACCTGGCTTACAGACCTGACGTGAAGCGCATTTACTACGGGCTGGAAGAGCAGCGCTTCGCCTTCGGCCCCCATGGCTATCACATCGGCCCCGACACGCCCCTGGGCCTGCACAATGCCTGACATCCAGTGGGAGACCATCTCCCGGTGTATCCAGGACCGGGCCTTCCAGGCCCTGGCCGAGGCCCGCGTCACCCGTGACTACTTCAGCGGTGACAACCAGCCGGTGTTCGACTGGATATGCGAACACTGGAACAAGTACGGGCAGTCACCCAGCGAGTCTGCCTACTACCGGGAGTACGCCGATCAACTGGTCGCCACTCCCGAGCCGATGGCGTACTACATCGATGAGCTACGGGAGGCGTACCGCTACGAGCGCATCATGATGCTGCTCGACAGCATCCAGCCGCCCCTCGGCAACCATGACACCCAGATCGTGCTCAAGCTCATCGCCGGGGGCCTGGAGTCCATTCACACCGACGTGGCGGACCTTCTCGATGTCATCCTGCAAGACACTGCGGAGGAACGGTTGCACTACTACGACAACCTCGCCAATCAGAAGGGCCTGCTGGGCTGGCCTACCGGCTTCGCCACCATGGACCGGGCCACCGCCGGTCTCCAGAAGGGGCAGTTGGTCACCCTGGTGGGCCTCCAGAAGGTCAAGAAGTCCATGCTGTTGATGTGCATGAACATCGCCGCCAACCAGGCCGGTGCCCGCACCATGTTCGTCAGCTTTGAGATGAACAACACCGAGCAGGCCACCCGCCACGATGCGCTGCGGTCCAACGTCAACCTCACCCACCTCCAGCACGGCAAGCACAACCCCGACGAGCGCAAGCGCCTGGTCCGCATGATGCACGAAGCAGACGAGAGGCCCCCGGTGGCGCTCATCCACGATCCGGCCGGCACCACCACGGTCTCGGCCATCGCCGCCAAGATCGCCCTCCACCACCCCCAGGTGGTCTTCATCGACGGCACCTACATGATGGAAGCCGAGGGCGTCTCAGCCGAGCCCGGGACTCCTCAGGCCCTGACCAACATCACCCGGTCCCTGAAGCGGCTGGCTCAGCGGGCCGACATCCCCATCGTGCAGACCACCCAGGCATTGTCCTGGAAGGCTCGCAGGCATCTGACCCTGGATTCCATCGGATATTCCTCTAGCTTTGCTCAGGATTCGGATGTCATTTTTGGTGTGGAAGAGGTGAAGGAGGAGGATGGCCGCATCAACGAGCATGAGCTAATGCTCCGGATCATCGCCTCCCGTAACTGCCCACGCCGGGATGTTCGCCTGGGCATCAACCTCGATTACGGGTCCATCACCGAGATGGACGACATCGACTACGAATCCGACGACGACGATCTGGGCAGGCCGGAGTGATCGAGGATCTCCTGGACCACATAGGTATAGAGGACATCCGGCCCCTGGGCGAGGAGATCCAGGCCCGCTGCCCCCTGCATGAGAAACGCACCGGGGAGCGTGAGCACCGTCCGGACCACTGGTCGATCAACCGGACCACCGGTCTTAGTCACTGCTTCTCCTGCGAGTACTCGGCCAATCTGATCCGGCTGATCATGGACATGACCGGGATCGGGTTGTGGGACGCCCACCGACTGATCCGGACGTTCGATGTCGAGCTAGGGCGGATGGAGGAGACCCCCTGGGAGCCGCCTCTCCAGGAGGTGGAGACCCACCTGAAGGACTTCGTCTTTCCGCCGGCTCGTGCTATCGAGCGCCGCCGCCTCACTCCCCAGGCCATCGACCGGTACCAACTGCGCTGGGACAACGAGGACATGGGCTGGGTTATCCCCATCTTGTCCCCAACTGGGGAAAAATGGGGCTGGCAAGTCAAGGGCGACGACATCCGCAATCATCCCCCCGGCATCAAGAAGAGCCGCACCCTCTTCGGGTTCAACCTGCTACGGGCGAACCACGCTGTATTAGTAGAGAGTCCTCTGGACGTGGCCTACCTGGACACCTTCAACGTGCCCGCCGTGGCCGTCTTCGGCTGCCAGGTGAGCGACCTCCAGTTGAAGCTGTTGATCGAGCGGGTGGACCGGATCACCTTAGCCCTGGACAACGACAAGGCCGGAGTGCGCGAGACTCGGCGGATCCTGAAAGAAAAATGGCACCACCGCATCCCTATCTCGGTGTTCAACTATGCCGGCATGAAGGGCAAGGATCCGGGCGAGTTGACCCCCCCAGAAGTGCTGAAGGGAGTCCAGACCGCGATCCTGGCGAGCTTCTGGTGAGCCGTGTATGAGTTTTTCTGGAAAGCTTTACGATTTTCAAATCGAAGCGGTGCAGAAGATGATCGAGATGCAGAAGCTCCTGGTGGCCTACGAGATGGGCCTGGGTAAGGGGCATCCCTTGGACGAGCCTATTCTCACTCCTTCTGGTTGGCGGAAGATCGGTTCTCTGCAAGTAGGTGACCTCGTCATCGGTCAGAACGGCAAGGCAACCGATATCACGGGTGTTTTTCCTCAGGGTCGCAAAGAGATCGTACGTGTCAGTTTCCAAGATGGATCTTGGACCCGATGCGATTGGAACCACCTCTGGGCCGTGACCAACCCCGCCAGTAAGCGTCGGGGGACTTGGCGTATCTACACCACCAGAGAACTCTCGCAGGGAGTCAGCGCCGATAAGTGGGGCAACAAGAGATTCACGGGGGGACTGCAACTAGCCAACGGTAACAATCGGTACCAAATTCCCATGACTGAGCCAGTGATCTTCGATCCAGTCACTCTACCTGCCGATCCTTACACCCTGGGTTCTCTGTTGGGCAACGGTAGCTTCGTGCAGAGCAGAACTAGCTGGTGTGGTGACCTCGACACGGTCACATCCATGCCTTGGCGTGGTGTTTCGCATCCAACTTCATCAGCAGGTATCACGAACTTTTCCTTCGATGAACCTCTCCTAGAGCATCAGATCGACTCTTGGGGTCTTCGTGGACACCACTCTTGGGAAAAGTTCGTGCCTGAACCATACTTACGAGGTTCTCCAGAGCAACGACTCGCCCTGCTGCAAGGACTGATGGACACTGACGGTTACCCCATGCCTGAGGGTGGTGCGGAGTTCTCGTCTACGAGTGTCAATCTCGTGAACGGAGTGATCGAGCTAACGGAATCTCTGGGAGGCATAGCCCGAGGCGTACGAAAGGCCAAGGCCACCTACACCTACCGAGGGGAACAACGGCAAGGCCGTCAAGCCTGGAGAGTGAACCTCAAACTTCCCTCTGGCCTCGTTCCTTTCCGGGGCCGAAAGGCAGACACGTACGTCGTCCCGACCAAATATCCACCAATCAGAGCCATCACATCCATCGAGGACGGCGGCGAAGAGGAGGCGGTTTGCATCCAGGTGTCAGGCAGTTTATATCTCACCCGCTCCTACATCGTCACACACAACACCGTCATCACCATCGCCGCGGCCGAGGAGTTGATCGAGGACGGCAAGGTGGGCGGTGGGTTCATCATCGCTCCGGCTTCGATAAAGCTTCAGTGGGCCAGGATGGTCGAACAGTTCGCGCCCGACGCCAACGTCATTGTGGTGTCCGGAACTCCGGACGCTAGAAAGCGCCAGTACCTCGCTTACAACCAGGGCCAGGCCGAGTACTTGATCCTGAACCCGGAGCAACTGGTGGGCGACTGGGAGATCGTGTCCAAGCTCAAGCGCGATTTCATCGTGGCCGACGAGGTGACCTGGGCCAAGAACTTCAAGCCCCAGCGCTCCAAGAAGCTGAAGCGGCTCAAGGCCACCTACCAGTGGGGCTTGACCGGCCAGCCCATCGAGAACCGGGCCGAAGAGGTCTTCTCGATCATGCAATGGACCGATCCCCATGTCCTGGGGGACTGGCGCACCTTCGACGCGGCCTTCGTCAGGCGGGACCACTTCGGTCGCGTCCGCAGCTACCGGAACCTGCCCACCCTGCATCGCCTGCTGTCCGAACACATGATCCGCCACACCCGCGCCGAGGTGGCGGACCAGTTGCCCGCCGTCACCGAAGAGCTTCTCCTGGTCGACCT